TATATAATTTTTTAAGATCTTCTTTAAGATCCGTTGATAAAGATATACCTGTCTACATGAGAGCTACAGGTAATCCAGGCAATGTAGGATCACAATGGGTTCGAGAAATGTTTGTTGAACCTAGTGAACCAAATACAGCGTTTGACGTAGGGATAGATACACCTAACGGTAAAAAATATATTACCAGAAGATTTATTCCAGCTAAGTTGCAGGATAATCCGTATCTAATGCAAACTGATGACTATTACATTATGCTTGCATCTTTACCTGAAGTTCAACGTAAACAATTTTTAGATGGAGATTGGGATGCCTATGAAGATTCAGCGTTTCCAGAATTTAGCAAAACAACTCACGTTGTCGAACCTTTTGAAATACCTAGGGGTTGGTATAAATTTCGTGCTGCTGATTGGGGCTATAGTTCTCCTGCTTGCGTCTTATGGTTTGCTGTTGATTATAACAACAATCTCTGGATTTACAGAGAACTTTATACTAAAAAAGTCACAGCAGATTACTTTGCAAGACAAGTAATAACTTTAGAACAAGGTGAGCATATTCACTATGGTGTATTAGATTCTAGTACATGGGCTAAAAGAGGTGATGTAGGTCCAAGTATTGCAGAAACAATGATACAAAATGGTTGTAGGTGGAGACCATCAGATAGATCACCTAAAAGTAGAATTAATGGTAAATTAGAAGTTCATAAAAGATTATCTATTCGAGATGAAGAACCAGGTATTAGAATATTTAAAACTTGTAGAAATTTAATTAGAACTTTAAGTACATTACCAACAGATAATAAAAATCCTGAAGATGTAGATACTAATGCAGAAGATCATGCATATGATGCACTAAGATACGGATGCATGAGTAGACCTACACATCCTAAGTTTGCAGAAAGATTTAGAACATTCTTTAAACAAAATGAGTTTCATGCAGCAGACAGTAAATTTGGATATTAATATGAATAGAATTACAAGACAAGTACTATCACATATATCTTCCATTAATAAAAAAGTAATGGAAAAAATGTTATCAAAAGTACTTAAAAAAGAAGTTAATATAGGTGGTGGAGGAACATTAGGTTATAGACTTAAAAAGGGACCTAATAAAGGAAAAATATTAAATGCCTCTAAATAAAAAAGGTAAAAAAATTAAAACATCTATGACAAAAAGATATGGCAAGAAAAAAGGTGAAGCCATATTTTATGCCATGGAAAATTCTGGTAAATTAAAAGGTGTCAAAAAGAAAAATTCCAGAAATAAATAAAAAAAATTTTCCCTATGATTTAGTTATCGCATATTGGGAAGATATTGTTGGATCATGTGAATGGTCTGATATACCAGATATAAAAAAATCAAAGACTGCTATTTGTTGTAGCTTTGGTTGGCTAGTAGAACAGAACGAAAAAACAACTGTTATAATGGCAGATTTTATATTTGAAGATAATGGAGTTATAAAACAAGGTGGTGGACACACAACTATACCTACCAAAAATATAATTAAAATTAAAAAAATAAAAGTTTAATAGGAGATAAAAATGCAATCAACATTTGATCCAAAAGCTAAAGTTAAACAAGGTCAATTTAGTGATTCACCTGATGGGAAAAACCCAAACAGGGAACATACTAATATTGATTTTTCTAAACATGCACCTAGAAAATATCAAGAATTTGAATATGATGTAACTGTGCCTACTAAATCTGGTTCAGAGCATGTTGAAGAATCGTTGTTTACTATGGCTGATGAAAAAGATTATTAATGAGTCTTGGACCTAAAAGTAATTTTATACCTGTTATTTATGCAGGGACTAAAAAGAAAAAAAAGAAAAAGAAAAAAACTAAAAGGAGAAAACCCAAATGATGAAAAGATACATGGAAGGAGAACTTGCACCTGATGTTGCTAAAAGACCTAATGATAAAATGGAATTTAGTGGCGGATACAGTGGGCCTAAATTAGGACCAGATGTAGAAGGTAAAGCTAAAAAAGCTAATAATAAAGTTGATCCAGCAATCTTTAGAATGGCTGAAGAAAGAGATTACTAATGATAACTAATGGTGATAAAAAATATTCTAATGAACATCCTAAAGGTAAAAAACCTACAGAAGAAAAAAATATTAAAGTTGCTAGTTATAAACCTGGAAAACAATTAGAAGTAGGTAAACTAAAAAGAAGAACTTTAGTGAAACATTTAAATTCTATGGAATTGCCAGAAACAGATCCTAATGACTTTGATGATGAGCATATTAAAGAATTATTAATAAGATTTGCACCAGATTTATTTAAAGATTCAAGAAAATAATTTATGGAAGAAGATAAAGAAAACAATGGCGGCTATGAAGCCGAGGGGAATCCTTTAGTCGGATATATCAGAGATAAATTTCAACAAGCTGAAACATCAAAAGTCTATGATGAGAAAAGATGGTTAAAAGCATATAGAAATTATAGAGGACTATACGGACCAGAAATGGCTTTTCGTGAAAGTGAAAAGTCTAGAGTATTTGTTAAGATAACAAAAACTAAAGTTCTTGCTTCATTTGGACAAATAATAGAAGTATTATTTTCTCAAGGTAAATTTCCATTAGGTGTATCCCCCACATCTGTACCAGAAGACATTGCTAGTAGAGCACATTTAAATCCTAAAGGACAGCAACAACCACAAGAAGAAATGCAAAGTCCTTATGGTTTTGAAGGTGATGGTATGGAAATACCACCAGGTGCTACAGTAAATGAATTAATGAAAAATCTAAATAGAGAGTATGAAAATTTAGGTTTTGAAGAAGGTCCATCATATACAAATAGTCCGCAGATAGAGCCAGCTAGAATGGCTGCGGAACAAATGCAAAAATTAATACATGATCAACTTGAAGAAAGTAGAGCTATTACAATTATGCGTCATGTATTTTTTGAAATGGCATTAATGGGTACTGGAATATTAAAAGGACCATTTACAGATACAAAAGAATATCATCAATTTTCTACAGCAGAAGATGAAGAAGGTAATATTGAAAGAGTACATGCTACAAAAACAAAAGCAATACCATCAATAGAAGCTGTATCATGTTGGGATTTTTATCCAGATCCAAATGCTACAACTATACATGATTGTGATTATGTAATACAAAGACATTCTTATAACAAAGCACAGTTTCAAGATCTAGCAGATAAACCAATGTTTAATAGAGAGGCTGTATTAGAATGTTTAGAGATGGGCCCTAACTATCAAACAAGAGGATTTGAATCTTCTTTATACGATAGAGAAAATATACAAACGATTTATAAAAACAGATTTGAAGTATTAGAATATTGGGGTATAATAGATAAAAAACTTGCAGAAGAATGTGGATTACCATACACAGGTGATTCAGATGTTGTGCATGTTAATATTTGGATATGTGGTAATAAAGTTTTAAGAATGGTAGAAAATCCATTTAGTCCAATTAGAATACCATACTTAGTATGTCCATATGAATTAAATCCTTATCAGTTTTTTGGAATAGGTATTCCAGAAAATATGGAAGACTCTCAACAAGTTATGAATGGCCATGCAAGAATGGCTATAGATAATTTAGCACTTGCAGGTAATTTAGTATTTGATGTTGATGAAACAATGTTAGTACCTGGGCAAGACATGAAAGTATTTCCTGGTAAAATATTTAGAAGACAAAGTGGTCAAACAGGTCAAGCTATACATGGATTAAAATTTCCTAATACTGCATTTGAAAATTTACAAATGTTTGATAAGTTTAGACAACTTGCAGATGAAGCAACTGGTATACCATCATATTCACATGGTGCAACAGGTGTACAATCTACAACTAGAACAGCATCAGGTATGTCAATGCTAATGGGTGCTGCAGCTCTAAGTATTAAAACAGTTATTAAAAATATTGACGACTATTTACTAAAGCCCCTAGGACAATCATTATTTTATTGGAACATGCAGTTTAATGATGATGCTCCGCATATAATAGGTGATCTAGAAATCAAAGCTCAAGGCACTTCTTCTTTGATGCAGAAAGAAGTAAGATCTCAAAGACTAATGACATTTATGCAAACAGCAGCTAATCCTGCTCTTGCACCATTTGTTAGATGGCATACATGTTTAACTGAAATAGCTAAGTCTTTAGATATTGATCCAGATCAATTAATCAATGATCCAGAGAAAGCTGCGATCTATGCACAAATAATGGGAATGGCAAATGGAAATCAAAACAATACGACCCCTCCTGGAGAACAAAGTCCTATGGGCCCAACTGGAGAAGTACCTACAGGAGCTTCGCCAACAGATCCAACAGGAGCTGGAGGTGGCAACATCGGAACAGGCAATGTACCGATGCCAGGGGAAACTGGCTTTACTTCGCCAGATATTAAACCTCCAACAAGCGAACAAAAACAATAAAGATGGCAAAAACATTTAATCCTCAAAGAGTAGGTGGTGGAACTTTTTCTTTAGTAAGAGATTCACAGGGTAATTATAGTGTAAAAGAAACTGGTTTTGATAAAGTAGTTTCATTACCTATGATTGAACTTGGTCAAACTGCACAAACAACAACAGCAAAACAAACTAAAACAGCTTCACAATTAACAGGACAAACTGCACAAGTATTAACTAGTGGTGCTACAACTGGTGGTGGCGGAGGCGGTGGTGCTTTTCAATTTACTAATATTAGTCCTTATAAACTTCAACAACAAGGAGAAGATGTTAGTAAAAGATTAACAGATATTGATAGTGGTAGAGGTGGTGATAGTGCTAGTGCATTAGCAAGACAAACTGCAAATATGGGAGTAAGTGTTGATAGTGGTAGAGGTGGAACTAGTGCTAGTGCTTTAGCAAGACAGCGTGCTAATGAGAACACAGGTGCTTTAGATTTAGCTGATATGGATACTACTAAAACTTTAGGTATTGAAGATACTTCTAAAGTATTAGATGAACCATTTAAAGGAACTGGTACTATGACTACTGCACAACGAAGTAAATTAACTGGTGGAACAAGAGTAGGTCCAGGTACTATAAAAAGTAGAATGGCTGCAGATGATATATCTTCTAATCAAGCTGCAAAAACAGCTACCCAAGGTATGGGTGTAGACCCTACAAAAATGATTCCACAAATGGGATCATTAGGTATATCAGCATCACCACAAACAACACAAGTTGCAGATCAAGATTTAGAAGCTGATGCAGGTACACAAGCTCAACTAGGAATTAAAAAAGCACCAACTGCTGTAGATCAATTAAAAGCAACAGGGACACAAATTAAAAAAACTGCTGATAGTATTTTACAACCTGGTGCATCTGTAAAAATTATTGGACAAGTTATAGGTGGTGTATTAAAAGCAATATCACCAGAACCTTCTGTTATGGATAAATTTAAAACAGGATATTTTAAAACTAATTTTGATTTAGGATCATCTACAGATCCTGGTAGAATAGTTGGTAATCCTCAGACAAATGTATTTGCAGGTATGAATAGAAACTCTGCATTTGGTAATTTAGGTCAATCTGGTCAAAAAAGAGTAGATAGAGTTTCAGGATACGCTGCTAAAAATCGTGATAAAGCAGAAAAAGCTAGAAAAGCTGGTAATTTAGAAAAAGCTAGAAAGTATGATGAAAAAGCAAAAAGACAAGAAGATAAAGCTCGTACATTTCAAGAACAAGTAGATAAATATAATAAAGATAAACCAGTGACAGGTACAACTGCACCAGGACAAAAAGGTGGAGCTGATAACACTAGAGATAGTGGTAAAATAGTTTGCACTATGATGAATGAATCTTATGGATTTGGATCATTTAGAAATAAAATTTGGATGAAGTTTCATAGAAATATTTCACCAGAATATCAAAAAGGATATCATAAATTATTTTTACCTTTAGTTAAATACGCAAAACAAAAAGGTATTACAAATAAATTTATTAAAAATATTTTAGAACATATTGCTGTACATAGTACAATTGATATGAGACAATCACTTAGAGGTAAAAGACATACACTTGGAAGAGTATATAGAAGAATTATTTTACCTTTATGTTACTGGGCAGGGAGTAAATAATGGCTATAGATGATATGAAAGGTAATGTTACAAAAGGTAGAGTAACTATGACTGGTAGGATGGATGATAAACCAACTACAATAGATGCACCTAATTTATCTGGAATGAATAAATTATTTACAAAAAGAAAACCACCTGCAACAACAAAAACTATGGAAGATTCACAACCAGTAAGTGATTTAGTAAGTAAAGTACAAAATTTGCCAGATGAAGATAAGGCTGTTTTATCAGCAGTTTTATCTCCATCTGTTAGTAATGCTCTCGCAAAAATAGTTCCTGAGTTAGCTCCTCTTGCAGAAGCTGCAGGATCTAAAGAAGAGAATGTTATTATACCTGTATCTATGTTCAAAAACTTTGCAACAAAAAGATACAGTGGTGATGAAAGACAAGCAGTAGAAAGTTTTGTTACTGATTTGTCTGGAGACATGATGGGTCAACAAACTGTGCCACCTGATATGGCAATGGCTGAAACACCAGAATCTGGTTTTGAACAAGAGTTCGAAAGAATTGATGAAGCTAGAGACGATATAGCTGGAGAAGACATAGCCTAATATCAGCCCACAATATGGAATAGAGCTACCCTTACCCATAAGGCACTCAACCAATAGGTAAAAATAATGGAAGAAGAAAAAAAAGTTTCTAAAGAAACAAAGTCAATTATACAAAAAGCAAATCCATATAAGAAGGATTACGGAGATGAAGATCCTGAAGTAGAAGCATTTGCAAAAGGTGAATTGTCTAAATTTCATAGGGAACTAGCAGACAAAGAAGCAAACGCAGCAACCGAACAGAAGGACACCGATGCATCTGAAGAGACTGCAGACGAATCAGAACAAAAGGCTACTCCTATCGCTGAACGCCCTGCTAAAGCTGAAGATCGTGTTTTTAAAAAACGTTATGACGATTTGAAAAAACACTATGATTCTACAATTAATAAACACAAGGAAGAACTTCAATCTTTGCGTACACAATTAGAGTCAAATACAAAACAATTTGTGCCACCTAAATCAAAAGATGAGTTAGAGGCATGGAGAAAAGAGTACCCTGATGTTTATGATATGGTTGAAACCATTGCAATAAACAAAGCAACTACTCAAACTGCAGAACTTGAAAATAAATATAAAAATTTACAACTCCAACAAGAACAAATTGCAAAAGAAAAAGCAGAAGTAGAACTTTTAAAAATTCACCCAGATTTTGATGAACTTCGTTCTAAAGATGATTTTCATGAATGGGCTGAACAACAAGATCCTACTATTCAAAGTTGGTTGTATGATAATACTTCTAACTCTAAATTAGCTGCAAGAGCTATTGATCTATATAAAATGGATCGTGGCATAAGTAAGTTAACTAAAAAAGAAGAAAAGGATATTAAAAAAGAAGCTGCTAAAGCAATTTCTAAAACTAAGAAAAGTACAGACTCTGATGTACCTAAGAAAAAAATTTGGACAACTAGTGAGATTGCAAGTTTAAAACCTCATCAGTTTGAAAAATTTGAAAAAGAAATTGACCTTGCTCGTTTAGAAGGTAGGATTGAACAACGTTAAACAATCTAACTAAATAAACAAGGAGAAGCATATGGCTTTTACTACATCAAGTGGATATCAAAACCTTCCACAAGGTAATTTTACTCCACAAATCTTTAGTCAGAAAGTTCAAAAATTCTTCAGAAGAGCATCAGTGGTAGAGGATATTACTAACACTGATTACGCTGGAGAAATTGAAAACTTTGGTGACACAGTAAGATTAATAAAAGAGCCTACAATCACAGTCAGAGATTATGCTAGAGGTCAAACAGTTGATACACAATTATTAGCTGATGACCAAATAACTATGACTGTTGACCAAGGTTCGTACTTTGCTTTTAAAGTAGATGATATTGAAGAAAGACAATCTCATGTAAACTTTGAAGCTCTTGCAACCTCTTCAGGTGCATATTCACTAAAAAAATCGTATGACTACAATGTATTGAAGTTTATCTATGATAACGCTTCTACATCTGCAAGTGATACAGGAACTGATGGTTCACCAATAGATGGTGACGCAGCTACTGACACTTTAGCAGACGTTGTATCAGCGGCTAAAAAAGTTTTAGATAAGAATAGCGTACCAGAAGAAAACAGATGGTTAGTTGCACCACCTGAATTTTTTCAACAATTGAGAAAAGCAGGTGCTA